TTGTAATACATGTATTACTTATTCATTACGTACATGGTCACCTCGAATCCAAATCTCATCTCGGTAGCAGCTGGTTTAGTCCACATATTAGTTCTCCTTGGTTAGTTACAACTGAATTGTATCTGAATGGTAAATGCTCGCAATAAGGATTTTCATGAGTGTTAGATAGAGAAAAGCCCAGCAGAGAGGAGCCGGGCTTTTCAGGGTGGTGCTTAAGTAGAACTATGAAAACTACTTATTCACCTGGTGAACCCCACATACCTAGTGGATCACTCCAACCGAATGAATATCTTTCACGGGCTTTATATCTTACGTTGCCTGTATCGAAATCACCATCCATTGAAGTTGTTAAAGCAGTTCTTTCAAAGTGCTTCATACCGTTAGGTACATCAGTGGTTAAGTAGTAAGCATCAGTATCTGTTAGATAATGGTTTACTGTATAACCTTCTGGTATAGAGCTGTTTGTATACATTGCATTAATATCGTTATCAGCAGTACCAACACGAAGTTGAGTTTCTAATATACGAGTAGCCACAAATTGTAATGCTGGTGGAATTACCAACTTACGTGGTTTAGCTGCAATTAATAAACCTCTTTCATCAGTCCATGCTGCAATTTGAATCACTGCGTTTTCTAATGATGCTTCACTGAGGTCAGCTGGTGTATCTTGTGTATTACTATTAGTGCCACCTGAAACTAACGGGTGTGCATCACTGAATAGAGGTACACCGTCACCACCTGTATAGGCTGCATTAAAACCGTTATTAACAACATTAGCTGCTCTAACTTGTTTTGTGTTAGCCATTGAACGTGCAAGCGCTTTAGTATAACGAGCTGATAATGAATCATATAGATTATCTTCAACCGCTTCTTCAGTTAGACTGAAACCTAAAGCAATTGTTACGTGGTTGTAACGTGATGTAAACGCTTCTTGTGCATTATCATATGCAATAGCTGCGCCTTCGTTTTTGACTGGTGCGTTAGCAAAGCCAGACAGTTTTGTTTCTTCCTCAAAAGAACGGTCAGAAGATTCAGTTTCGTAAATCTCTTTATGCTCTTCGCCATAACGGTCATATTCTAAACCGAATAATGCGTTAAGACCTGGAAGTAGCTCCTTAAGGAGCTGTGCTCTTGAAATAGCCATTTCTTATCTCCTTAATTTATACACCCAGAGGGTTGTCATATGAGTGAATCTCTGCATTGAACTTAATCAATACGTCAGTAAATTCATCACCCACGGTTGATGTAGGACTTTCAACAAAGTCAACGATTCTGAACGGTAATGTTGCTGTCGCAGCTGTAGTAGACGATACTGCTGAAGTTGAGTTACCATTAATTAAAACGCCTGTTGATGTTGATTGAGCCGCAGCAAATTCAGTGTTCTGACCTAAGTCAGCCTGAGTTACTGGGCCGTCCGCTTGTGCCATATATACTACATCTGGATCGTCGATAACGTATGCTTTCGCATCTGCAGCGACTAGGCCTGTAGGCCACATATTATTGAATGTTAGTTGTTGTGTATTAGGGTCTGTGTAAGTACAACCTACAAAAACGCCAATAACGCCAACACCAAAAGTGGTAACTAATCCAATAGTTCCGTCTGTTTCTATTTGAACAACTTGTCCATTAAATAGATTCGACGCATATCCAGAAGCAATCGGCAATAGGCGAGTAGACCCTGCATAGGGTGTACCACCTACATGGTTTACGGCTTTAAGACCGTAAGGTGTAGCTGTTTTAGCCATGATTGTTTCTCCTAAGTTTTATTTCCCCTTTCCAAATCGACGACCATTTTCTTGTCCTTCAGCAAACTTAGGCATACGTGGGTCACTTTGATTCATATATTGTGAATCTACAGCTTCCGTTTGTTGCCTTGTCTTTTCAGCTATATAGGCTTTTCTTTGGTCCATCAACTCTTGAGGAGCTTTACATAATAATAGACCACCAACTTCAACGCCTTCTTTAAATTGGCTGTTGGGGTCTGCTTTTAAAACGATTTCTGGGTGATCCGCATGCTTTACCGGTTCCCAGCCTTCACGCATTTTTGAAGATACATTCATGTTATCAGGTTCATTTAACAGAGAAACCCTAATCCATCTATATGTCCACCCAGCTGTTTTCTTAAAATCTGGTAAGAGTTTAGCGGGTAACCATGTTTGTGGTGTTTCTTCTCTTGTTTCTACATCTCTTGCTGTTCTTTTTACCTTATCCATTTGCGTTCTCCAATTTAATCATCTCTCTTGCGTATTGTTCCGGTGTAAGATTTAACTTTTTCGCAAATGCTACTTGAGTCTTACTTAATCGTACTTTCTTTGGCGCGGTACTTCGCGTTGCCGGTGCAACCACATTAGATGGTTTTTTGCGTTGGGCGGGTTTATCATCCGGTTCCAACGATTCTTCCCCAAAGTTTTCAGGGAACCGTTTTTGCATCGTTTCATCTATACGACGATAGTATTCGTCACTTGTAGGACTTAACCCACTCCTGACTAATTTTTCATGTACACCATAAGCTAATGAAGTCATTTCTTCATCTTTACCAAACCAAGTGTTTTTTTGTTGCCATGCTAGTGCTCTAGCATCTGGTTTAGCAACTTCTGGTTTTACATGTTGTTGATTAGACTGTATATTAATTTCTTGCTCTTGTCCAGCGTTATATTGAGGTTTCATACCACTAGCTTGTGCTAGTTTCATCTGAGCAGAATTCATAGCAGTCTGTGCTTCAACTATTTTTTCTGTATCTCCAGATTCATATGCCTCTTTATAATCACGTTTAGCATTCTTAAGTTCGGATTCAGAAGCTGCAACTACAGTTTTAATATAGTCTTGCTCTCCTGTACTTAATGTAGTCTGTAATTTTTTATTCTGGTCTGCTACTTTTTGAGCATAAGCAACGGCTTCTTGTCTTTCTCTTTCAGCTCTTTCTTTCTCACGTCTTTCGTCATGATGCATTTTCTTCAATTGCGCCATACGTTGTTTAACACGTTCAGAGTAACCTTCGAGTGTATCTTCTTCTACCTCTTTTTTAATTTCATCAGGTAGTGGTTCTTTGCCTCTATCTTCAGGAGGAGTATCGTCTTCTTCCTCAATCTCTAACTCAGGTTCAGCCTTCTTAGGTGCTTCTACTCTTTCAACATCTGCTGTAGACTTTTTACCATCACTACCTTTCTTGGCAGCATCTAAATCTACCTCCAGTTCTTCACCTTCCATTTCAACTTCGTCGGGTATTTCATTTATAATTTCAGCCATTTTATTTCTCCTTATGCGCGTTCATAGCCACGAGGGTCAGAGACCACCGCTTCAACCATGTCGTCGTTTAATATTCTAAATTCTTTTCCGTGAATTTTAATTCTAGTTCCTGAGTAAGCACGTGTAATAATGAAGTCGCCTTCAGCACACCATGGACCTGATGGGAATCTATCCTTATCTTGATAAGCTAAATCTCCAAGTTGCATAACAAATAAACATACTGTTGAATGCTCCTCAACTCTTTTAACTTCGTCTGATTTAATCAAACCACTTTCGTAAGCTTCTTCAGCTTGAGGTACCATACATAATAAACGGTATCCTTTAACGTCAGGAAGTTGAGACGCTAGTTTTGCTTTAGCTTCTGCTTCACTTACTTTCGTACCTTCAGTGGTAGTTGTGTTTTTAGTTTTAATAGGTGCTCCAGAACTGGAGACTATTTGTTTGGTTGGAGTTGCAATAGTCATTATTTGCCCTCCTTCTTAACAACACTATCAGTAGGACTACTTTCAAAAGCAGCATCTTCTGTCTTATTAGCTTGTATAAGTTCAGCTATTAGTTGTTGTACGCGCATGTATCCTGCCATTTCTCCTACTGCTGATACATATGCTTCGTGACTTCTTACTCCTAAACCCAGATCATCCAGTACTACTTTGCGTCTCTCTTCTACCTGGGATGCTAGAAGCACGAGCGTTTCAGTCTGTGACATAATTTTCCTTTCGGTTAGTTATTTTCTCCATTATTGGAATCGTTCGTCTTAGGTGCGTTATTCTGCTGGTTTTGTTTTGACATTTGTAACATAGCTTCATTTCGCATCTGAGATTCTTTTAAGCGTAATCGGACATCTTTTTCTTTATTGATAGCCGCTGCTCCTAATTTTGCACCTTCTAATACTTCCTTAGCCGATGTATCTTTTTCTTTCATTTTAGCTTCAGCCCCAATCTTAGCTCCCACAATAGACTCTTGAGTTTTAAGTTTAGCTTGCTCTAATTGAGCATCTGCCATTGCTTTCTGTTTTTCAAACTCAAATTTTGCTTGTTCTAATTGAGCATCTGCCATCATCTTCTGACCTTTAGCTTGAGACTCTTGTTGTTTAATTTGAAGTTCTTGTTTTTGCATTTGTAGTATCGGATCTTCAGCTTGTTTCTGTTGTTCTTCTTGTTGAGCTTTTTGTTGACTACTTTGTAATACTTTTCCTGCAGCTTCAGCTGTTAGTCTAGCTACTTCATTCTCAACATCTCTTGGTAGAGGTTCTTCTACTGGAGGTAATGGTACTCCTAGTTGCTTCTCAATTTCTATTCTGTATTGGAAAGCAATGTGTTCTGCAATATGAGCTTCCATAGCGGCTGTAATTAATCCTGCTTTTGTGCTTTGACCTACCATTTGTTGTACTTGTGGGTCTTGCATAAATGCCATATGAACTGCAATGTGTGCTTCATGGTCTTGTTCTAAGAATGCCTTGACTGGCTTACCATTAATAATATTCATATTCTCTGTTACAGGTGCAGCACTCTTAATATCATCTTTATTAGGTATAAGTTTTTCTGCGTTCTTAACTCCTAATACATCTAACATCTGTTTGTTTAGTTCTGGTAAGTCATAGATGTCTGGATTCTGTTGAGCTAATTGCATCACTGCTTGATACTGAACAACCTTCTGTGCCATTGTTGCAGCATTAGGGTCAGCGACAGGAATAAGATTAACTTTATCATAATCAGATTGTTTAGCTCCTGGTGTTCCTGATGCAGGGTCATATTTATAATTAGGGTCTGTGTAATCTCTAATTAAACCTTTAAGTAATCCTAACTCTTTCTTCATTGAGTAATAGATACGGGCATTAACTGCTGACATTACTTTCAGTGTTCTTTCTAGAATAGCAAGTGTAGAACCTACTGGAGAGTTAGCTGACATATCAGATACTTTCATATCTGCAGCAGAAGCAAAGCGTCTACCTTCGTCAATAATCTTATCCATTAAAGCTGCAAGTACTTGACTTGGTTCTTTATACGGAAGTGGTAAAATGTTATCTCTAATAGTACCTGAAGG